ATATATAATAACGGAGTAAAATACATTAAAATTAATAGATATGACTCTGGTGGTCTTGACAGATCAGATTATTTAAGTCAACTGCAATCGATAACACTTACATACCCAGATCGCGGTGCTATAGAATATCCTATTACTACTATCCAAGAACAAGCTAATTTTTATCTTTATGGTATAACACCTGGGTATAATACTTCTTCTAAAGGAGATATAAATAATTATAGTTTAGTAGCTACACAATCTAGTTTTAATTTCCCAATAAGTACATTAGTACCATTAACCGCCTCACTCACCGCAAGTGTTAATCCTTTAGGATATTTTAATAACCCAACATCTTTTTATACCTTAGGAGATACCCCAAATATTCCTATTAGTTTTTCTCTAGCAGCTACTAGTAGTAATAATTTAACTAGTACTTTTATTATAGTACAAACTAATAGAAATATAGCTGGTTCCACTACAGTATCAGCTCCATTATCTAATCCTGACTATATATATTCCATAGCTAGTTTAACTATCTCCCCATCAATATTATCTGGATCTTCTACAACTATTATTAATGGATTATTAGAAACAGATACATTTATAACAACTGTATCAACTGGGTTAGGAGCAGCCGCTACTGTAACTAAATTAACATGGAATATAACTCAATCTGTGATATTTAACGGTTCATCATCATTAACACTTTTCAACCCAGATGCTCTTAATTTTGATTATAATGATTATAATCCATTAATAGATAATGCTGAGACACCTCAATATTCTACTACATTTATGGATGTAGATTATTCTCAAAATCCCTTGACTCCTGTTAATTTTGGTCTTATATTATCCGGAACTGCTGATAGAGCATTTGTTCAAGATTCAAATTATAGTTCAAAAACATGGTCTAATTTAAGATATAACGGTAGTAGAACAAATTCATACAGAACAATATAATATGTCAGAAAATTTATATAGTGCAAATATACAAGGAGATTTTAATGACTCTACTGTAGATGGTAGTGGATATGGAGCGCTTTCTGCTGCTGAAAAAAATCAAACATATTTTGCTTATTTTAGTAGTATAGGAGGAACAGATCCTGAACTTATAGATCAAACAGCTTACTTTGTAAAGTATTTAATTGATGCTCAAGGTAATGTAGTTACACCACAACCTAATTCTATTGATGTATTAAATTTATTACAAAATTTTGAACCGGGGAATAAAGTAAATATTACTAGTTTAGAAGGAACTACATTATTTGGATCATTATTAGGAACCAAAACTGTAACTGACATAGGGAGAATAGATACTATTCTAACCACAGAAACCGGATTTGGAAGAATGGATTATTTAAGAACAATGAGTTTTTACCAAGGTGGTATTTCATTCTCTAATATTCCTAACTACGCGTTTGTCGCTAAAAAAACAACAGACTCAACAGTCACTAATACAACTTGGACTGATCTCCCATTCGCTACTGAGTTATCAGACCCATTAGGTAATTACGATCCAACAACATATACTTATACTTTTAATTCTAATACCTACGATTATAGTACTAATATTACTTTTAATATAAGTGTATTAATAAATAATTTTAATAGTAATGAAAACTTTTATCTACAAATAATCAAATCCACAGATAATTTTGTAACATCCCAACCATTAGATTTAAACATAACCCCAATATTACCTAATAGTGCAACTCCACCACCACTACAGAATATAGGATATGATTCTGAAGGAGTATTTTACGTAGCTAGTGGAGGAACAACTTCTGTTATATATTCAAACATTATATCTTCTACTCCACAAGTATTTGAAAATGGGGCTAAAGTAAAAGTAAGATATAAATTAGGAGGAAATACAACGTCACCTAGTGTGAATATATTAGGTACATCTACTAGTGATAATTTAGATACATCCTTTTTAATAACTACCGCTCTTTCTAGTCTAGTAGAAATAACTTCCTCATATTGGCTTGGAGCAGCAAATTATCCCACATCATCTAATGTTATTCAATATTTAGTTGCTACTCTACCATTTTCAAGTATGTTAACTTCTCAAAATAATTTCCTTCAAGCTTTATCAACAGCATCTGTAGGTTTTAATAACATAACCTCATTAGCTCAAATTCGCCCTGGAGATTACATTAGATTTGAATATGATAAAACAAAACAATCTAAAGTATATAATGTTTCATCTATTACTGGAGGGTATGTATATTTAGAAATTAAACCACCAATACCATCAGGCTCTATTTTAGACCACTTTACTGTTTATAGAATAAATCCAAATGCTGGTAACCAAATAATATTAAATGTACCTAAACCTACAGGTACAACAGGTCAATCTTTAACAGGTTTTATTAAGCCACAATATATGTCTAAAGAATTAGAAGATAATTTTACAACTATAATTCAAAAACTTGCCGCAGAAGGCACAATATAATAATATTTATAATAAATTAAAATAAAAAATGGGATATTTAAATAACCAAATAGTAACAGTTGACGCTATTTTAACTAAAAAAGGTAGAGAGCTTCTAGCTAAAAACGATGGCTCATTTCGTATTACTCAATTTTCATTATCAGATGATGAGATTGATTATACTCTTTATAACCCAAATAATCCTTCAGGATCAGCTTATTATGGTCAAGCAATTGAAGGTATGCCTTTATTAGAAGCATTTTCTGATGAAACACAAATAATGAAGTACTTACTCACTACATTACCTCGTGGAACAGCTAAAATGCCTATTCTTAATATTGGTTATACTAATATAGTATTAAAACAAGGTGCTTCATTATCAATCACACCACAAACATTAAATTATTTAGGTGGATCCCAAACATATGAAGCATCAGGATATAATTTTACTATAGGTGATGTTAGAACAATGAGTGTATTTAATGGTGTAGGTATCAATACAACTCAAGCTACTTCATTAAACTCAACAACTACTCTTGGAACTAATGTGTCTAAAACAGTAATTGGTACTACATTAAACATGACTGGAACTACTATTAATACATTATTTGGTAACCAAACTCAATTACAAACAGTGTTGATTGTTCAAGGTAGAGATAGTGGAGCTCGAGTAACTATCCCAGTCACTATAACAAAAGTTAGCTAATAAAAATATTATAAAAAATGTCATATAAAGCTTTAGACCCTCAAGATTTTTTAGTTAGTGCTGATAGTATAACAGCACCATGTTGGACTAATTACTCAAATCCAATATTATCATTATATACTTCCTCTGTACAAGTAGCAGGAACATCTGGAAATTATTACTTAAATGTATATAATTCTAATCCATCTACAGACACAACAGCTGAGATCCAATTTAATATAGCATATGGTAATAAAAATGGATCTGGGTCATTATTATATGACGCAGGTATAAATGGTTTATCTCCTTCAAGAACAGTTTATGGTCAATTCCGTAATTTAATTTATGGAGATGAGAATACTCAATTTTCATTCTCATCTGTCACTCCATCACAACAAGATTTCTATTCTATTACTATTGATAGAGCAAGATTTAAAGAATCATTATTCCCAGGATCATTAAATCTAACATTATATTCCGCTTCACAACAGATTAAATTAACAGATAATAGTTTAGATACAACAACTGTGACATATTGTGATGCAGGTAGAGTATTCCAAATTGTATCAGGAAGTAATGGAACAGCTGTATCAACAGCGAATAGTGCTTTAGGAGCAGTAAGTAATGGTATGACAATCTCAGGTTCATATGGTTTATTCCTACCCGATATTGGAACTATCATATTAAATGCTCCAGCTTTAGACTTACCATTTGCAAGTGGAGGTATTGCTTTAAATACAGTAAGAACATCAAATACGAACTCCACTAACCCATCTCGATTATACTCTACAAGCTCAGCCCGAATTGGTTTAACTACAGGTTCATATACAAGTAGTTTCTCATTAAATAGTAATGAGACAATCACTTCTGATTTTGTATTCTGCAGAGCAAGAAACGCTGAATTTAACTACACTGAAAATCCAAGTTTTATATCAGGTAGCACAGGAGCTGTATTATATAATTTATTTATTAATAGTCCAACTACTTATATCACAACTGTAGGTTTATATAATGACTCAAATGAATTGTTAGCAGTAGCTAAGTTATCAAAACCACTTAAAAAAGATTTTACAAAAGAGGCATTAGTACGTGTTAAATTAGATTTTTAATGAATGGGTGCTTTCAAACAATTTTTAAGCACGGATGTTATTGTAGCACCGTTAGTTGTTAACAAAAGTTTTTCTTTTGAAGGAAGTGCATCTTTTACTACTAATGGAATAGGAATATATTTAGGAGCGAATTATACGTCCTCAAATCTTCTTACTTCATCATTAGAGTATGATCAAAGGTTAAAATATAACTCTATAAAACAGTTATATTACACCAATTATATTCCTAACCCTATAAGTGGTTCACCTTATATTACTAATTATTTAGGACAAGCAGTTGAAGATACTTCCCAAACTAATGTTTATAGTAGGTTTTATAATTACGAGCAAACTAGTTTATTTCAAACTAATTCATATCTTTATACTTCTAACTATGGATATGAAAGATTCTTCCCAACAGAATCAGCTTACATTACCGGTGGAGGGTTACTTTGGGGAGGAATTGGTATAATATCTATACCTAAAGATCTATTTGGGGATTATATTAACCCAAATACTTTTAGTTATAAATTTTTAGATAATGGTTTTAACGAGAATATTTTATTTGATAATGGAGAAGGATTAATAGTAGATGGTGGAAAAAGTGTATATGGAATTATTAATTACCAACATGGTATTATTGTTATAACAGATCCATATGTGTTGTATGCTGATTATTTCACTTCATCATTATCATCTCCTACTTGTAGCTTCCAAAGTTCAAGAACAATATATGAAACCCAATATAAATGTACTATTAGACCTGAAGAATTTAATTTTAGCTTAAACCCGTCATTAATATCAGGTTCTACAGATGGTACTGTATATAATTTTGTAACAGGTTCATATTTTAGCCCATATGTTTCAACAGTAGGTTTTTATAATGAAAACCAAGAATTATTAATGGTAGCTAAATTAGGCCAACCTCTCCCAACAAGTCGAACAACTGATACAACAATATTAGTCAATATAGATAAATAAAATTATGGTAAACTGGTTATATAAAGGTAATAAAATTGAAAATGTAGAAGATTTCGGTAAACATACTCCATTCGGATTTGTCTATCTTATTTCTAATACCATTGATGGTAGAATATATATTGGTAAAAAATTCCTTCAACATAAAAAGACTAAAAAACTAGGTAAGAAAGTCATGGCTGAACAAACTGGTCCTGGTCGTAAAAAAACTAAAGAAGTTTCATACGCTGAATCAGATTGGAAAACATATTGGGGTAGTTGTAAACCATTATTAGAAGACGTGAAACGTTTAGGTGAAGATAAATTCTATAAAGAAATACTAGATCTAGCATGGTCATCAAAACATCTATCATATCTCGAAGCTAAGTACCAATTTAAAACAGACGTCTTAGAAACAAATAGCTATAACGATAACATACAAGCAAGATATTATAGAAAAGACTTGGCAACCCCAAGTTCTATTGATATATTGTAAGTATGGTAAATCAAGCTTTAGTAGCAACAATAAATTCTGTTTTAGGTACTGGTAAGTCTACCTCTAAAGGTAATTTTGCTTACCATTGTCCATTCTGTAATCATCATAAACCTAAACTTGAAGTCAATTTATCTGAAAATGAAAAAGGTGAACATCCATGGCATTGTTGGGTTTGTGATAAAAGAGGTAAAAGCTTAGTTAAACTATTTAAATTAATAGAAACTACTGCTGAAAAAATAAATGAACTAAAATCACTAGTAAAATACACATCAGGTGTAGAAACAGTAGTAGTTGATAAAAAAGTAGAATTACCTAAAGAATTTAAACCACTGTCAAACCAATATAATAGCATCGCATATAAGCACGCAATCAGCTATTTAAAACGCAGACAAGTTACATCTAACGACGTTATTAAGTATAATATAGGTTATTGTGAATTCGGCAAGTATAACAACTGTATTGTAGTACCATCATATGATAAAGATGGAATTTTAAATTATTTTACTGCTAGAAGTTTTGATAAAAACTCATCTATAAAATATAAAAACCCAGATGTATCCCGCGATATAATACCGTTTGAGTTGTTTATTAACTGGAATATACCAATTATATTATGTGAGGGACCATTTGATGCACTTGCTATTAAACGCAATGTTATCCCACTGTTAGGCAAAAATATTCAACAAAATTTAAGAAAAAAATTAGTTACATCTAAAGTACAAAAAATATATATAGCATTAGATAAAGATGCTATTAAACAAGCTCTATCATTTTGTGAGGAGCTGATCAATGAAGGTAAAGAGGTATATTTGGTAGATATGCAAGATAAAGATCCTGGTGAAATGGGATTTGAAAATTTTACAAATCTAATCCAACAAACCATTCCATTAACATTCTCAAGTCTATTTGAGAAAAAACTCCAATTAGTATGAGCAAAATAAAGCACTCGTATAAGCGTTTATTAGAAATTTCTGATGACCATAAACAAATAACACTACCAGATTCTAGATATTATAGAAGAAATAGTGATTATTATCCATCTGTCACTTATGTGTTAGGAACATATCCTAAAGGTAAACATTTTGAAGATTGGTTAAAGAAAGTAGGATATGCTTCAGAACATATAGTTAAAAAAGCAGCTGAAGATGGTACTCAAACTCATGAAATGATTGAGGAATACTTAAATGGTGAAGAATTAAAATTTTTAAGTTCATATGGTGTACCACAATATGATCCAAATGTTTGGATTATGTTCCTACGTTTTGTAGATTTTTGGGAGACATACAAACCTAAATTAATAGAAACTGAAGTACACTTATTCTCAGATGAATTAAAAGTAGCTGGTACATGTGACTTAGTTTGTGAAATTGATGGTGAGTTGTGGATTATTGACTTTAAGACATCTAATCATTTACAAACAGTATATGAATTACAAACAGCTGTTTACAAACAATGTTACAAAGAATGTTATGGTTTAGAAGCTGATCACGCCGCTGTGTTATGGTTAAAATCATCTAAACGTAAGGCTAGTAAAGATAAAATGCAGGGTAAAGGATGGGAAATAGCTGAGTCAGAACGTACATTTGAAGAAAATTTAGAAATATTCAAAACAGTACGTAAGTTATTTGATCTTGAGAATCCTAAGTCAGCACCTGTATTCGAGTCGTTTAGAACTACCGCAAAACGAGAAGACTTGTAATATTTATGATAAAATAATTAATTACATCTAAAATAATGAATAAAGAATTTCTTAAAATGCAAAAGTTGGCTGGTTTAATTACTGAAAGTCAATTTAAACAATTAGTTGAGAATGGAACTATTACTTACAAAGGTCCAACCGAAGATTCCCCATATCGTAAAGAAATATACCGTGATAATAAACCTCTTTTAACTGCTGAAACTAGTCAAGAAGAGCAAGGAAAAATATCAATGATGCTCAAAGGAGAAAACATTATTGATCAAATGTATGAACCTTCTCAATTAGCTGACGTTTTAGGTTATGACAGCGTAAAAGAATTAGCCCAAGCTGTAGCAGAAAAAATTGATGCTCAATTCTCAGAAGACATCAATGAAGTTCGTACATCATATCGCCTAGGTGATGATATATTTGATGCCATATATATAGACATTATCCAACCTGATGAAGATGAATCTAATTCAGATAATGGTGGATTATTTGATGAACCTGGAATGGATGGGTACACAGGAGGTGTTGGATTTAAAACAGGTCGTCAAAGGAATGAAAAAGGAATACTAATCCATACAGTAGAACAAGAAAAAGATTATCTAAAGTATTTAAAGAAAAAAGCAGATGAAGGAAATGAAAAAGCTATAGAATTATTTAGAATAGCCAAAACACTTCCTGAAGTACAACCCCTTCTTAAACAATTAGGATTTAATTAAGTTATACATAACATAATATTTATGGGAAGAGGCTTGGCTTAGCTAAGTCTCTTTATTATATTTAGCAAGATGATAAAACTAACAGATCTATTAAAAGAGGTACAAAATAAACCAAAAGCCATCATAATGGCTGGAGGAGCATCAGTAGGTAAATCAACAATCTTAAAAACAATTGAGTCGCGATTAAGTGGATTTGAAAACTTAAATGCCGATAAATATGTAGAAGATAAAGATTCATCTATGTTCGGTAATCTATCAGCGGCATCATCCCAAATAAGAAAAAATGACCTACCAGATACTATAGAAGCTAAACGTAATTTAATTTACGACACAACGGCTTCTAACTTATCTACTCTCCAACCAACATTAGACATGTTAAATGAAAGTGGATATGATGTAATGATGATAATGGTTTATGCTCACCCTATAGTATCATTTTTAAGAAACTACAAACGTGAACGTAAAGTACCAGCAGCTGGTGTTTTGGGTACTTGGGCTAATGTTTACAATTTATTGGACGAGTATAAAAATATATTTGGAGATAATTTTATTTTAGTAAACACACCCTCGAACCCAGAAGAAGAAGCAGAAATTGCTAATTTTGAAAAAGCATATCAAGATGGTATCTTAAAAGAATACTTTAATAATTTACTATCATCAGGCCAATTTATATCATCATTTAGAAAAGATGATACTGAATTATCACCTAAAGAAAAAGCTAAAAAAGAAAAAACAAGAGAAAAAACAAAACAACAACTTTATCAAAACATTGATAAAATAGCTAATACTTACGGAGATATTCAATCTAAACTAAGTCCTATAGATAGTAAACAACTTCCAAATATAGTTAATAATTTTATTAAATGAACTCATTAGTTAAATCACTTATATTACCATTTTTAACTGAAGTTGATTCTTTAGGTGAAGGATTAACTGTAGGTTTATTTGGAGGTGGATTTCAACCACCAACTAAGGGTCATTTTGAAGTAGTTAAAAAAGCTATAGAAAAATACAATCCAAACAAATTTATTATATTTGTTGGAACAGGAGGTGGAAGATCAGATATCACTCAAGATCAATCATTAGCTATTTGGAATATCTATAAAAATTATTTACCTGATAATGTTGAAATTATAGCTTCACCAAACCCAGTATCTTCAATCTATAGATATGCTAAAGAACATCCATTTGAAGATATTAAATGGTTTTTAGGATCTAGACAAGGTAATGACCAAGATTTTCAAGATTTTTATAAACGCTCTAAAGCAGCGGATACTCGTGATAATTTAGAAGCTATTAATATTATCACTACTAATGATGTTAGTGGTACTAAAGCTAGACAAGTATTAACAGATAAAGAAACATTATTTAATTATCTACCAACTGAGTTATCAGATAGTGAAAAAGAAGAAGTATATAGTATTCTTAATCCAATATCCGAAGGTGAAGAAATAACAACTTGGGTTGATGAAGAAATAGATAATGATAATTTAGATATAGATACAACAGGAGTATTAGATGATACTGATATAGTCATATCTAAACATGTTAAAGATAGAGCAAAAGAAAGAAATATTAGTACTAATGATATTGAATTATTTTTTCAACATCTAAAACAAGATTCTGAAGCTAATGATGAACTTGAAATAGATTTACAATATAATAACGCTGTTGCTTCTGATCTTAATAAAACAAAATCAAAGCCAAATCCAACAAATATTAATATTCCACTTTCGAAAATTAAAAATAACCAAACTGTAGCTACTACTATAATGAAAGGTAAAAACTTTACACCTAATAGTGCTAGAGAACCTAAAATAGTTTTTGAAAAAGTTGTAGGTGATAGTATAGTTTGTGATAATTGTGGTTGGACATGGAAGATAAAAGATGGTGGGGACGATTTATATATTTGCCATAAATGTGGGCATGATAATACTCCTAAAGAAACAAATAATTTCTTTGAACCATTAAAAGGAGAAGATACAATTGAACAACATGGCTTAGAACATGATAAAGATTTTATAAAAAAATTAGTATCATTAACAGACTATATGATGGGTCATATTAATATTGAACCACTACCAGATATTAATTTTGTTGAAGATGATGTTAAAAACGCTGATAATTTTTTTGGTAAAACAGCGTATTATGACCCAAATAGTAAATCAATCACGTTATACACACTAAAACGCCATCCTAAAGATGTATTACGCTCTTTCGCACATGAGATGGTACATCATAAACAAAATCTTGAAGGTAAATTAACAAACATACAAGGTCATGATATAAATGAAGACGATTATTTAAAAGAATTAGAACGTGAAGCATATGAGTATGGTAATGGTTTATTATTTAGAGGTTGGGAAAATTCAATAAAAGAAAATGATTAAATTAAAAGAGTTATTAGAAAAAGTTGAAAGTGACAAGTATACTATCTATTGTGATTTAGATGGTGTGTTAGTTGATTTTGAAAAAGGTTATGAAGAAGCAACAGGTAAACCAATGACTAGCGCAGGTGAAGGTCCTGAATTTTGGGAACCAATACATAAAATAGGAGCTTCATTTTGGATTAAATTAAAATGGTTACCTGATGGACAAACATTATGGAATTATATTAAACCATTTAACCCAACATTATTATCAGCACCCTCACAAGAGGAATCATCTAGAATAGGTAAACGAGTATGGAAGAAAAATAACCTCCCAGATGCTAAAATGATTTTGACACCAGCTAAGTTTAAACAAAAATATGCTGGGGAGAATAAAATACTTATTGATGACATGGAAAGAAATATTCAACAATGGAAAGATAAAGGTGGAATAGGGATATTACACACATCTGCTGCAGATACAATTAAACAATTAAAAGAACTAGGACTATGAAATACAGTTTAGTAAGACTAATGGAAAACGAAGGTGATGACGAACGCCCATCATCAGGATTAAAAGCTACTTATAATTTAGTATTAACACCTAAAGGAGCAACTGTAGATGAAGTTATAGATGCTTTATCTAATCCTAAGTTTTTAGGAATATATATGTCTAATTTAAGAACTAGATTTTCAAAAGATTATGATGAAAAATTTGGTACTGTATATGATCGTAGAGCAGGTAGAAAACCACCTGTTACTAAAGATATGGAAAATGAATTTTACGCTGATTTATTAACAAATAAAAAAACTCGTTTACTAACATGGGTACCTAAAGGTGAAACATTGGTTTTTCCACAAGGAAATAACCCATCAAAAGATTTAACTAAAAAAATTATCAAAACAATTTTAGGTAATGCTAAAATTAAATATGATATAGCAGAAAAAGAATCATAAGTTATGGCTGAAAATGTTTTGAAAAAAGAATTTAAGGAAAAAGACGTACAACGTCTTCGTAACCTTATGACAGGTAAATATGGTGAAAAAAATACTGTAGGTACTGGCTATACTAAACAATATGAATATCATGAAGAAGGTGATATATGGGAGGAAGATGATCGTACTTGGACTATTAAAAATGGTGTTAAACAAAATATCACTAAATTAGACGCTGCTAAAAAAGAGATTAACTTACCTTTATTTTGCCCATGTTGTAGTAATATAATGAAACCTCATTTAGATAAACGTTTTTATTTACAATATAAAAGATGTTTTAACTGCCAGATAGATTTTGAAGCAGATCTTAGAAAAAAAGGACTACTTGAAGAGTATGAAAAATTTGTAAACAATTCAGATATTGATGGTATGATCCATGAATTTAATATTTGGGTAGATGAAGAAATGGGTACTAAAAATGAATCATATATAACTGAAGCTGGTGATGTAGAACGTTGGTCTGGTAATGCTAAACAAAAACTTCTTGAGAATAAAGAAGAAACCATTAAATATCTTGAGAGCTTGAAAAAATAGCCGATATTTATAATTAAAATTAAACATGGATTTTGCTAAATTAATTTCTTATTTATTTCACTCTCGTACCCAAACTCACATATTCCATCTCCAAACACAGTCATTTGCTGAACATATGGCTTTAAATACTTACTATGATGGTATAGTACCATTAATTGATGGTATTGTAGAAGCATATCAAGGTAAGTATGGAATTATTAAGGGTTATTCTAACTTTAACTTAATGGAATATAATAACGCTCAACAAGTAATAGCTTATTTAGACGCATTATGTAAAGCAATTTACGCTACTTATGAAAATATAGAAGATACATACATCCAAAATTTATTGGATGGTATTACTGAATTAGTAAAATCAACGATTTACAAATTACAAAACTTACACTAATGGCTTTCAAATATAAATTAGCTGAGGATAAACATGCTGGTACACAAGGTATGTTTAAAGATCTTTTAGATAAATGGAACGTTGAAGATAAAGAAAAAGAAGCTGAAATAGCTAAACTTCCTCAAGATCTTCAAGATAAAATTAAAACTATGGCTAAAGAGGCATTATCTAAAAAGAAATGTTATGAGTGTAAAACCATTAAAAAATAACATATTTATAATAAAATACAATGAGTACTAAGTTAAAATCATTAATACAACAAATCATTAAAGAGGAAGTTGCTTTATTTGAAAAGAAAAAGAAAAAAGATGAATTACCTCCTCTAGATGTAGATGTTGATGTAGATGCTGAAGTAGCACCTGCTGAAGAAGCACCTATAGATGACTTATCTACTGACCCAAATATGGATATGGGAGCAGATATGGGTGGTGACTCAATTGAAAAACAAGTTGGCCAAGGTTTACAAACAGCCTTAGACGCTGCTAAACAATTACCAGACGGGGAAAATAAAGATAAATTAGTACGTCAAATCGGAAACACAGCTTTATTCTTTTTGAAAACACAAATCACTAAGGATCAAGCATAATATAAACCAAACAAATAAAATCTATGAACAGTCAAGAGTTATTAGAAAGAATGCAAGAGTTATTCGAGTTATTAGTAGCAGAACACTCAAAACCAGCAAAAGCAGCACATGGACGTGCTCGCAAAACTGCAGGTGAGATTAAGAAGGTAATTGCGGAATACCGTAAAGCTTCTACTGCTGACGACAAAGCGAAATAAGAATTGTAAATTTGAGTTATAGGGGAGCATTTGCTCCCCTTAACTTTAAAATAAATAGATATGCCATACGAATTAAGAGGCAAATGTGTTTATAATAAAGAGACAGGTAAGAAGAAAGGATGTTCTTCATCTGTTAAAAAAGCTAAGGCTTATATGAAAGCATTATACGCTTCTGAACCTATTAACGAAGGATTATCAGACGCGGTTTTAGATAGAGCAAATGACATCTACTCAGCAATGAAATCTGATGGAAAAGCAATAATGAATGCTGTTGCTAAACATGGTAGTAGCGCTGAAAATATACTATGGGGACGCGCAATCAACACAGCTAAAAAACAAGTACAGACTATGAGTAATACTAAATTAAAAGAAATAATTAAAAAAAAATTATCTACACCTCCTGTAAATAAGAAAAAAAGTAAAGGATTTCCTGACTTAACAGGTGATGGTAAAGTAACTAAAGCTGATATATTAAAAGGACGTGGGGTAGATCTTAAAGAAGAAGTTGACTATGAAGGTGAAATGGCTAAGTCTGAATTATATCGTTTAGTTAAAAACTCTCAAGAGTTAATGCAGATGTTAGATGACGATACTCAATTAGAAGCATGGGTACAAAGTAAAATTACTAAAGCAGCTGACTACATAGCCTCAGTTAGCCAGTATTTAGGCTTCCAGGCTGAAAATAAACCTAGCATAGATGAAAAAACTGAATACACTTTAGATAAATAAAATGGCAAGTAGAAAAGAATTAGTAGACAAAATACAAGCTATAGCTAAACGTGTTTACACAGCTAAAACTACAGGTGAAGAATCTGTAGAAGCTCAAGAAGATACATTTGGTGTGACACCAGATGATGTTAATTTTGAGGAAGAATTATTCCCTGTATTAGCTAAGTTTCCTAAATTAAAGGAAGTTATAATGGATTTACTTACAGATCAATATGGAGATTTTATATCTGATATATGGTGGGTAGCTCCTCGTCCTACTACATTTAAAGTTATATTAGCTAATGACCAATTCTTTTATTTAATATATACTGAACGTTCTTGGATTGCTCAAGTAGAAGGTAAAAAATTCTATTTAGCTAACTTAAATGAAGAAGAACGTGCTGCTGACTCAATAGCTCGTATATTACGTTATGGTGGAGGAACAGAACCAGAAAAAGAAACACCAGCGGGTGAAGTACCAACAGACGGAGAAACACCAGAAGACGAAACAGTACCTGAAACACCTACTGAGGAAACACCTCCAACAGAAGAAACGCCTGAAGAAACACTCCCAGCATAATGAAAACATCAATTAATTTTATAAAGAAAAATTGGTATATTATATTACCTTGGTTTTTTGCTATAGCATTCTTTGTTCATATTATAATAAAACATACTAAACCTGTAAGACCAGTAATACCTCCTGTGGACAATCGTATTGATAGTTTAAGTCATATTGTAGATTCATTAAATATATCTTACACTAAACTAAAACAAGACTATGATAGTGCTCAATCAAATGTAAAAACAGAAATCCAATATATCCAAATCAAAAATGCTAAAGACATTTCTAATATCCATAATTTTACTACTGACCAGTGTGATAGCATGTGGTCAACACTTAAACCCTAAACGTATTGTTTTTAGTGGTGATACTGGTGTTTTCTTTACTCATAAACAAGAAATTGAATTATTAGTAAAATTTAAACAACTTGAGGGTTGTAAACTTGAAGTTGAAAAATGGAAGAAATATGCAATGGATTCTGATCTACAAATAGATAAAGAAAGAAAAGCATATGATAATTTAGATAAAGAATATGATAGTTTATTAGCTGTCTCTAAAGATTTTCAAAAGAAATATAATGATGAGTATACTGCTCATGAAAATACTAAAATTGAACTAAAAGATATGACTACTAAAAAGAATAAATGGGTTAAAGCAACATTTGTTACTGGTGGAGTATCATTAATAATCATTGCGCCTTTAGTTTATTTATTAGCTCATTAAATATTTATCGGTATGAATGTATTCGATAAATTCTTACATAGCGTTTCCTATAAATTCCCTAAGGGTTATCCAGATATAAGTAACCCTACTGATATTTTATTACTTGAATCTTTAATAAGTGAAGTACTAGGACAAAGTGTAAAGTTAAATGAAGGTAGTATGAAGCAAAATACAGTTAGAGCAATTCAAGCTATCATTTCCTCAGAATTAGGTAAAAAACATAATTTTAAAATACAGTCAGATTGGTTCCGTTTAGGCAACATGGATAAAATACCTTCAGACCAGTTTTTAGCAATTATTAAAGATACATTTAGTAATCCACAAGTAACAATTCTTAAACCTAAAGAAGGAGAAAACCCAAGTTCTAAATATAACATGTATTTATTTGACATTCCTGAAGGACCAGTTAAAATAATACTATCAGGTGGAGCAAATCAAGGTGAAAAATACGAAAGTAATTTTTATAGTAAAATTAAATCATCAGCAGGTACTCCACTAGAAGATATAACTGATCCTGATTTAAGAGAATTGTATACTAAAATAGGTATTGATCCTGAAGATATTATCCCCGAACAAGTAATCCAAACAGGAAATAAAGATACTAAACGTCCTATTGACTTTAATGGTCCTGAAAATAAAGGAAAGACAATATCAGATATTACAATTTTACCTGATACGTATTTATCTATTAAAAATGTAGCGGGTAGTGGATTTTACAATGGAGGAATTATCCCATTTATTGTCTTTGAAGATGGTAAAGTAGTTTATGATCCTAGTAAATTCAATGTTAAACCTGTTGTAGCTCAATTATTTGAAACACTTAATATTGACCCTAAAAAGGTAGCTCAAGGATTAAATGAGTATGCTACTAAAGAAGGTGATATGTCTAATACATATGAAAATATAAACATAAGTAATTCTGAAGACCTTAAAAAATTCATAGCATCAGGATATGATTATGGATACTGGTATGTTCGTGAAAAAGAAAAAGGATTATTTGTTTATGATAACAGAACAGAAGACGATGTTTATCGATTTGTTGGTGATATAAAAAATGCTAGTGTTAAGTATCCTAATAAAGAAACAAAAACATTAACAGCAAAGTTAACAGCGGACAGCCCCGTATTAGGTGCTGTAAATTATCTTATTGAGATACGAGATACTCAAGGTAAAGGAATATTACCATTAAGTTTAAAAATAAGAACATCATGAAACAATTAATAATAGAAGCAATCAAATCAGCTTTACTAGAACAACCTAATAAAGCACCAATGCTAAATGAGTCTAAACAGTATAATTCTCCTATATCTGAAAACATGAGATATCATATCTCTAATAAAATACCAATCCATGAAAATATATTCCGTCCTGGTTCTAAATCACATATAGAGTTAATTCATGAAGCTCGTATATTATGGAAACAAGGTATTATTGAACTTTTAGCTGAAGATAAAAAATTATTTGAAAACACAGATTTAGGTCGTTTTGGGATGTATGAAGGTGAAATAGTACCTTTAGATTTACCAATGATGGAAATCGAAACATTAACAGAAGCTGAATTAGAAGAAGAAAAGAAACAACCAGCATTAGGAAAACCTCATCGTGGTGGTTCTAAAAAATTCTATGTATATGTTAAAGATCCTAGAACTAAACGTATTAAAAAAGTATCATTTGGTATGGCAGGTGGTGGATTACGCGCTAAATTAAATAATCCTAAAGCACGTAGAGCGTTTGCTAAACGTATGAATTGCCCACAAAAGAAAGATAGAACAAAAGCTGGTTATTGGAGTTGTAGGTTGCCCCGCTACAGCAAACTGTTAGGGTTTAAAACCACTTTTAGTGGCTATTGGTAAACCCAATATATTTATTATTGTATGAAAACAATAATATATTATTTACATAGAGGAGACAAGGTTCCATTCTATGTTGGGAAAACTAAGAATCTAAAAAATAGACTAAATACACATAAAAGTATTTTTGGAAAAAATATCTATATAGAATGTATAGATAAAGTGGATGATTGGAAATATTGGGAAAAACATTATATAACTCTTTTTAAAAATTTAGGATATATCCTAGAAAATAAAAATGAAGGTGGTGGAGGTCCATCTGAAGGAGTTGTTTTTCCTGAAGAAAGAAAACAAAAAATTGGTCAAGCTAATAAAGGTACAATCCATCCCATAGAAGGTAGATTAGCGGCTAGTCAAAAATTAAAAGGACGTAAACTTTCAAAAGAGATATGTGAAAAAATTCGTTTAGCTAAAACCGGTAAACCTAATCCTAAAAAAGGTAAACCTGATGGTCCTAAACCTAATGTATCTAAAGCTCATAAAGGTAGAGTAAGTCCTAATAAAGGAAAAAGTAATCCTGTGGTTTTATATAAAACATCAGGTGAATATGTTAAAACATACTCTAGTTACCATGATTTAGCTCTTGACCTACAAATTAACCCAGAAACAGTAAGATGTCAACTTATTGGTAAGGCTCAAACTATCAAGAATAAGCAATATAGAGCACAATATGTATAATCATGATGAAACTTACAGAAATACTAAGACAACTCCTTGAGGAGCAAAAGAAAAAAGAAGATCGTTGTAAGCGTATTGCTGATCGTCGATATGATAAACCATCTGCTTACAAATCAGGTGCTATTGTTAGATGTCGCCAGGGTAAGATTTGGAAAGATTTAAAAGAAAATAACAATAATAATCAAAAACATATCATATATCCTAATTTTCAAGGTTTAGATCCTGCTAAAACTCCTACAGGAATAGAAAAAGAAATTAATGTAAAAGATGCTATTGGAAATGAGCCAAATAAAAACTTAAATTATTTTCAAACAGAAAAAAAAGATTATGTTGAAAATATGATTAAAAGTGCTCAAAATAATGGATGGAAAAATTTTCCTCCTATCATAGCAATTAAACATCCATTACTTCCTGGTAAATTTTTAGTTATAGATGGTAATCATAGATTAGGTGCTTTTAAAATAGGAGGTATTCCTAAAATTAAAGCAATTATAGTTAATGATAATGATATTTTATTAGCTATTCCTGGTACTAAATGGCAAGAAGGAAAAACACCTGAAACTATTAATTTAACAGATGCAAAAGGAAAAGTAAATTTTAAAGATTATTTTGCAACAAAAGATTTAGAAATTCCTACAAATTTAAATGAAGATGAAGATCTATCTACTAAAAATAATTATATAGATGCTGAGGGAATGTTAGATTTTCAACAGATTCAAAATGATTTAATTAAAATAAAGCCATATTATAAATCATCATTACCTAATTATTTAAATGGTGAACCATTAACTGATGATCAAATAGATCAATTAATAGAAATTTTCACTGATAATGAAGCTGATATATTTGATTCTGATTGGATGACAGACGCTGATAAACTTAAATTTAATCAACGTTGGCTAAAAGCAGATATAGATGATTTAAATGATTGGTTTGTAAGTTTTGTAGAAGGATTGGCTGATAATTGGGAAGAATATCCATTAAATGAAGATGAATCACTTCATAAGTGGTTTAAACGTAAAGGAACACCTGGTAAAGAAGGTGGATGGGTAGACTGTAATACATGCCATAATGGTAAATGTAAACCTTGTGGTAGAAAAGAAGGTGAAGACCGAGCTAAATACCCATCATGTCGTCCTACACCATCTCAATGTAAAACCAAGGGTAAAGGCAAAAAATGGGGTAAGACCAAATAACTAACCCATATTTATAATAAATTTTGTAATGAGTAATATTCATAAATTAATAGAACATTTAGTTAACAATTGGTCAAACAATTTATCTGAGGCATTAGCTCCAAGAGTTAAGCAACAGTTAATGGACAAATTCAAACAAGAAGCAGATGATTTTGATATCACGATTGCTGATAAACAATTAAGCGATTATATCGATTATTTTGATGCTCGATTAAAAAATAATCCTAAAGTAACTGAAAAAGATTTATCTAAGTATCCATTAAAGTCATTAATTAAACTTGTTTCAGCCTACAAAGGTTCAAGTAAAGAAGAAGATGACGAAGACATATCAAACATACCAGATGTTGTTTATAATGAAAATGGTCTTATAATTTATAGTGGTCATAATGAAGAAAACTGTTTAAAGTTTGGTAAAGGTGAACAATGGTGTATTACTAGAGGTTCATTTGGTAACTATCGTTATGATGCTAATAGAAAAAATCCAACATTCTACTTAGTAAAAGATACCAACTTACCAAACAGTGATAGAAAAAGTTTCTTTGTTGTTGTAGTAGGTAGTGATAATACTTACAAAGTATCAGACAGATCAAATAATGACGTTGGTGGTAGAGGAACAGAATGGAACAGATGGGAACCATGGTCATTTGTTGAACAACAATTTCCTTCCGTTCAAGGTTTAGAAAGAATATTTAAATATGTTCCTATTGGTAAAGTTGAATTATCAACTCGCCAATATGCTAACAACGCTATGAATGTTGAAGAATGGGAGGTAGCACCACCAGACTTTAAAGAACGATATCTTATCATCAGAAAAGGAAAAAAACTTTTTAATGATATTACTAATGAAAAATTTGTAAAAACTATCCTCCCAGACAGCCAAGACATGGCTACAGTAGTAGCTAAAAACTATGGGATGATAGATATAAATACATTATTGCAAGAATTTGATTCTTTCTCTAACCAAAACCAAAAATCAATTATAGCTAATGCTAGAAGATTTACAAAAGTACCTACAGAGATTTTAAAATCACGTGGTATCCCATTCTCAGCTAAAAAAGCAGTAGTTAGTGGTGGATTGCTTGATATTCCTGGTGATGAAAGATATTATGTCTCTAGTGATGATAAGGCTATAATTAAATTAAAATTTAGTGGTGATGACATATCAATGGGATTATTCACTGAAAAAGATACATACCCTAATGTTAAAGTAAACTCTCGTACAAGTAGTATATTAAGAAGTTTACCTAGATTTGATGAGATGCCTTTTGATGCTTTATTAAAGTTAACAAAAGATAATCTTTTGCCTAAAGATACTGTCACTAAAGTAATTGATAAATCAAAAGAAGAAGACTCTAAATCAGCTATTATAACAGCAAACACTGATGAAGGCGAAATAGTGTTAGATACAAATACTTTTAAGGCATATAAATCTGAAAATGGAGAATATACATCAATACCATTTGAAGATGATTCTGTCCAAAGTATACTAAAATCAGATACAGTAGGGGGTGGTATTCAAGATGGTATTATAAGGATAGTTTCAGCATTTGACAGCATCCCCCCATCAGTACTACCTATGTCAACTGTAGTCTCAATAGTGAAACAAACTCCACCAGAAAAAAGAATAGTAAGAAAAGGAGATGAAAGTTTTATAATAATACCTAGTAGTACAGGGAATGAACTTAATTTATGGAATACAAATAATCCTTTAGATAGAAGTTCTGTAGCATTTAATTATAGAGAAGATGGAAGATTTGGTAGTGGAAAAATGGCAAATCAAGAAATATGGTCTGAATATTTTAATTATTTAAGATCTCAAAATTTAGCTTATGATTCTTCCCAACTTCTTGGTTTAGCTAGTTCCCAATACTATGCCGGATCTAAATTTTTAGCTGCTAACCCTCCTTTAACAGCTGATAATACATACAAACCTGCTCAATATGAAGGAACATGGTATATTATAAACCAGAATAACCCGTCAGAAAGTAGAAAACTTAGCCCACAAACAGGTAATATACTTAGAGCTAATCTTACCCCAGCTAAAGTATCTACAATACTAGGAACAAGACCACCCGCAGGAGCAGTTAGGGGTACTACAACACCTAGAACACCTAGAACAACCGCCGCAGCAGCAGCTACACCACCTGCAACTACCGGTCAAGTAAATGATGCTGTACGACAAGCAATTGTTGGGGCAGGTTTAGAACAAGGATTTTCTGCTTTGCCAACCCCACTTAGAAGTAGAATATTATCAGGTACATTAGTAGCTAATGATAATGGAGTAGCGGGTCGTAATAGAGCATTAGGAGACAGAGGACGAGTTACTAGAATTATATCTGCTGGTCAAAGTAGAATGTATATTATTCGTTTAGCTAGTGGTACTATGATAGGACAAGCATCATTCCAACCTGAAGCAAGACACTTTATTATAACTGCTGCTAGCGCGTTTAATATGGGTAGAGTAGGTAACTTTATAGATGCTTTAACAGCTCGTAACTTACGTGAAACAGAAGACATATTACGAGTAGCAATAGGAGCAGCAACACCAGAAGAATTAGAAGAAATTAAATCTAAAGCTAAAACTAAACCGTATAAGGACTTAGAAGTAACCAACGAACATATCATTCGTGAGTTTGATGAAAATATTGATCCTATTGAACTTAAATGGCATCGTGATAATGAAAACCGAATAATAGAAATTGTAGGTAAAACTGATTGGAAAATACAATTAGAAAACCAATTACCAATTTCTATGAACCAACCTATTTCAATACCTAAAGGTGAATGGCATCGCGTTATCAAAGGTAATGGTAAGTTAACTTTAAAAATAATTAAAGAAGAATCTACTCAATATAATATTGAAGGATTATTATTAACTAACACTGAAGATCGCCCACAAAAAGATATATTATCTGATATACGTTCATTACCTGGTGTAACAATTGTATCAAGTAAAGATTATGATTTATCAGGCGAAACATCCGCATTTAGTAATCCTAACTATTACACAATACTTAAAATTAAAGTAGATCCACATCCATATCCTAATGGATTTAAAGATGAAGATTTACAACAATTATTTACTGACATTAGAGCAATTAAAGGTGTTAGAAACTTTAAATTAAACAAATCTATAGAAAAGAAAACAGTTTAACAAACCCCAATATATTTATAATAAAATACAACTAAAATGGAAATTAACAGACTACGTTCAATTATAAGAGAATCAATTAGTAACAATCTTAAAGAAATTGAAGATGTTGCTGAAAACGCGGCTATGGAAGCTAAATTAAATGCTTATACTGAAGCGATTGAAAAAGTAAACAAGAAAATTGAAATGGCTGAAAGCCTTGAAGAAATGCAAGAATTAGTAGATCCTACTAAATTAAATGAACTTAAAAAACATTTAAAAAATCTTGAAAAATCAAAAGCTAAATTAGAAAAAGTTAAAACTAAGAAAAACAAAGGTAAAGAAGTAGTAACTGATGAACCTGTTGAAGAAGCAGTAGACAATATAGAAGCTGGAGAATTTGATATTCCTTATAACGCTGGAACAGCTGAAGGAGATTTTAAAGATGAAGATCATGAGGCTTATTTTGAAGTGAACGAGTCATTCCTTAAAATGCAAAAATTAGCAGGTGTAATCACTGAAGCTCAATACAATCAAAAAAAAAGCTTAACTGAGAACCAAATAGAAGAAAACTATGTACTAGATGCTATGGGTACTGTATTAGTAGGAGGTGTTGGATTGGTATTAGCAACAGCTGGTGTTGTTGGTGGTACTGCTTTAGCTCTAGATAATATCCAATATGGTCCAATAGGTGATACTATCAAAAAATTAAAAAACAAAATAAGTGATCGTAAATTTAATAAATATATTAGACCAATACTCCTTCGTTTTAAAAACGATCAAGTATTACAAGATATGTTTGGAAAATATAACTCAGCATCCTCCTTTGAATTTGATGCTATTAGAAAAGAAATTGCTGACTATATTGAAAGTAAACTTTCATCTAAAGAGTTAAAATACATTAAAGATGTTGTTGATTCATTACATATGTCAGATCTATCTAAATCATTTAAACAAGAAGATGATATGATGTAAAATATAAATAATGTACAGACCGATTCATTGCCGGTCGCCTATTTATAAAATTAAAAACGTGAAGTAGTGGCTCACCCTTTAAAAGGTGGGCCACCTTAGTTTCTAGGTGGTTGGCCTGACGGAATTTTGGGATATTTATAATAAAATAATATGACTAAAATATATCTTGTTGAAAATTGTTATGGTGATCCTAATAAAGTTTATATAGGTAAAACTAGAAATTCAAGAATAGGTCCACATAAACGAACATATGGTAAAAATATAACTTATACAATTATAGATGAAATATATAGTTTAGACCATAAATTATGGAAACCACTAGAATCATATTGGATAGAACAATTTAGACAGTGGGGATTTGAGTTAATGAATATTAATAAAAAAGGAGGACAAGGCCCAGGAATATATTCAGAAGAATCTAAAATAAAAATGAGGAAACCCCGCAAAAAAGGAACCGGAGAGAAAATAAGTAAAAGATTAAAAGAAAATAATCATTCACAATACTACACAGATGATGTTAGAAAGAAAATAAGTAAAGGTAATAAGGGTATACCTAAACCATTCACTGAAGATCATATACGAAACATCGGTTTAATTAAACGTAAGAATGCCAAACGGGTACTCATGTATGATTTAGAAGATAATTTAATTAAAGAATGGGAATGTAAGAGTCAAGCAGCTGAATGGATAAAAGAAACAAAGAAAAGACAAGGAAATTTGACCTCCCAGATAAAAGATGCTATATTAGGTAGGCAAAAAACAGCTTTTGGATATAAATGGAAATATAAATAATTATGGAATATAATAAAAAAATTGTAATTGTAGGAAGTGGAGTCGCAGGTATTAATGCTGCTACTAAGTTAGTAGATAACGGCTACCCAGGTGAATTGATTACTATAATTGATAAAGGACGAGGTCCATATGAACGTCAACCTGAAGAAGTAATGTGTGGATTTGCCGGAGCAGGTGCATGGAGTGATGGTAAATTAACATACCATACTGCTATTGGAGGTGTACTATCAAAATACTGCGGTGAAGAGAAAGCAATGGAGTTAATGGATCAAGTCATTAGTAACTTTAGACGTTTCCACCCTAAACCAGAAGAAATATTTTGCTCTGATCCACAAGCAGAACCTGATTTTATTAAACCATATTTTGGGTTACGTTTATTCCCAGTATGGCATATTGGTTCAAATTATCTACATGAAATTGCTAAAACATGGTATCAATATTTAGTTGATAAAGGTGTTAAATTTGAATGGGAAACTGAAGTAGATAAGATTGAATTTGCTAATAATAAACTTCACTATAACAGAATGTGGCATTTTGAACCACAGAGTGAATGGATTAATTATAATGAACTAATATTTGCTGTAGGCAAATCAGGTATTGACTTTGGTAAAAAATTAGCAGATAGTTATCAATTACCTACAGAACCAAAATCAGTACAAATTGGAGTTCGTTTTGAAGCACCACAAAAATATTTCCAAAAACTAATTGATATTAGCTACGATTTTAAACTATACCAAAAGTTTGATAATATATCATTACGTTCATTCTGCACAAACAACAACGCAGCTTATGTAGCAGTAGAAGAAACATATGGTGATATTACTTATAATGGTCATGCTAAGAAAGGTGAAGAATTTGAAAACCAAATGACTAATTTTGGTATTTTAATGGAAATCAAAGGTATTGATAATCCATTTGAATGGTCAAGGGATGTTGTTAATAAATTACAAATTGGTGGAACAGGTTTATACTACAGCCCATTAAGAAATCCATCTAAAACATCAGAACATGAGTTAATTAACACTACTCAAATCTTTGATTTAACTACAGTTAAAGAAGTAATGGGTGAATATTTTACATATGTTGAAAACTTTATCAATGATATGGATAAAATATTTGAATTTGGTGATGATTGGGGCGTATATATACCCGAGTGCAAATATTTAAGTCCCGAGCCTCTTGTAAATTATGAGGATTTAAGTCTTACTAAATATCAAAATGTATATTTTGCTGGAGATGCTCTATCAGCAAGGGGTATAACAGTAGCGGGTAGTCAAGGCATTTATATAGCTGAAAATATTTTAAAGAAAAATTAATTTTAATGTCTGGGGCGTATATTTATAATAAATAAATTATGCGCCCTTATATTTACTTAGTTAAAACCCAGCAAGATAAAATAGTTTATATTGGTCAACAAATTGGAACTAAATCTATAAATGAATATAAAGGTTCTGGTTTATTACTAAATCGAGCCTATAAAAAATATGGTGAATATTATTTTAAACGAGAAATAATTGAATATTGTGATATAAGTGAGTTAAATAATAAGGAAAAATTATATATAAAACAATATAATACTAAATTTCCTCATGGATATAATTTAACAGATGGTGGTGATGGTAATAAAGGTTTAAAATTTACTAAAGAGCAAAAGCAAAAAATTAGTCAAAGTAAAATAGGACAAAAATATCCAAAAGAACATGGTGAAAAAATAAGACAAGCTAAATTAGGTAAAAAACATAATCAAGAAACTATAAATAAAATAATTCAAACTAAAGCATCTAAACATAATATTCAGTCTAATTTGGATTTAAAAAATCAATATAAAAGTAATTCACAAAAATCCATACTCCAATATGATTTACAAGATAATTTACTTAATGAATACCAATCAGCTCAAGAAGCAGGTAGATGTTTAAATAAATCAGGTAACCAAATAGCAGATTGTGCTTCAGGCCGTCAAAAAACAGCATATGGTTATATCTGGAAATATGTATAATAAAATATTATAATGAAACTATCACAACTTAAACATATTATTAAAGAGGAAATACATAAAATATTGAATGAAACAACATATGTTGAACCCGATGGAGAATTATCAGGAGATTTTACTTTAAATCAACTTCCACTTAATCAAAAAGTAAAACAATATATTGATAAAATAATAAAAGATGCTAAAAATGATGGAGAACTTGAAAATTTAAAATCATTTGGTTATTTTGATACAGAACTATCTATACATCTTCTTCAAAAATTTAATGGAGATATTATAGAAAATTTTTTAGATATATCCCCTGAAGATTTAGAATATTTAACATCTACATTAGATGACTTAGAAGACCCTGAAGATTTAGAAGATTTAGATGTAGATGATGAAATCAAAGATAAATTATATACATCAATTTCTGATAATGTAAAAAAATATATTCAATCTAGTATATATTATGATTTAAACTAATTTAAAACCCCTAATATATTTTAATACTTTAAGGCTTGGCTTTGCCGAACCCTTTTGTTATATTTAGTCATAATTATAAATACTTATGGCGAATTTACAAGAAGACCTATCAAGAATAGGCAAGCAATTAATGTTTAGTGAACCATTCTACGGTATATTCATGTCAACTCTTAATAAAGTTGTAAGAAAAGATTTACCTACTGCTGGAGTTTCTAAAAATAACATTAATTATCAACTAGCTATCAATGAGGAATTTTGGGACTCATTAGATAATGACAAAAAGAAGATAGGTCTATTAAAACATGAACTACTTCATATATGTTTTAACCACTTAGAAGATAGAGAGTGGTTTCCTAATCATGAATTACATAATATAGCTGCGGATTTAGAAATTAACCAATATCTAACACCAGAGTATTATCCAATGGATGGTATTATATTATTATCGTCGTTTCCCGAATTAAATCTACCTGAAAAAGCTGGTACTAAAGTGTATTATGGGTTACTACAACAAGCCTTAGATAAAGGTACAAGTCCATCATTACAAGCATTAATGGATCAATTAGCTGGAAATGAGTATGGTGGTTTACATCCAACATGGAAAGAATTTGATGGTATAAGTGAAGCTGATGCTAAATTAGCTAAAGCACAAATTGAACATCAAATTAAAGACATTGTTAATTCACAAAATAATCAAGGTAGAGGATTTATACCTTCAGAATTACAAAGTTGGATTGATAATATGTTTGAAGAATCAGAACCTTCATATGATTGGAAGTCATATTTTAGACGATTTTGTGGTACATCATCAAAAACATACACTAAAAAAACAAGACGTAAACTAAATAAACGTTTCCAAGAAAACCCAGCATTAAAAATCAAAACTAAAAAGAAAATATTAGTAGGAGTCGACACATCAGGTTCAGTTGGTGAAAAAGATTTAATTGAGTTCTTTAATGAAATTAATCACATGCATAAAACTGGTGTATCAATTACTATAGCTGAAGGAGATGCTGATATCCATAATGTATATGAATATAAAGGTGATATGCCTGATAAAATAACAGGTAGAGGTGGTACTGATATGAATCCATTTATTACATATTTTAACGAGCATAGGGAGTTTAATAGCCTAATCATATTAACTGATGGCTATATAGGCGAGAATACAGTTAAGACATTTAAACCAATGATGATGGTTATATGTTCAAATGGTGATAGTGTAGAAACAGTAAAAGAAAATGGATGGGGCCACACAATTAAAATAAGTTTGGCTTCTTAAGATATAAATGTTATATTTAATTAAAATAAATAAAGGTTATGGCAAAACAAAAAACAAAACACACTGAAGTGTCTCTAAACATTAAAGAGGCAAAACAATTCTTAAAACACATTATAAATAACAATCGTTATTTACAAGCACAAGGTAAACTACCTGTAGCAGTTGAGGTAGTTGGTGACTCTGGTATTGGTAAAACATCAACAATTTTACAATTAGCCAAAGAAACAGATCTAAACTTTGTTAAGTTAAACTTAGCTCAAATTGAGGAGCTAGGTGACTTAGTAGGTTTTCCAATTCGTCAATTTGAAGTATGTAAAACTGATAATGACTGTTTATGGATTGATGAACATGCAGTAGAAGAGTATACTAAACAAGGTTACAAATTTACAGGTCTAAATCGTATGAGTTACTGTCCACCTGAATGGATTAGTGGTAAAACTAATGGAGGTATCTTATTATTAGATGACTGGAATCGCGCTGACGTTAGGTTTATTCAAGCTGTTATGGAGTTAATTGATAGACAACAGTATATTAGTTGGACATTACCTAAAGACTGGCATATTATATTAACAAGTA